GCAATCTGTTCTTTGGTCTTGGCAGTCGTTGTTGTGATGACCTTTAATGCTTTTGTATTTTGTAAATTAGCGGCGGCAGTTGCTTGAGCAAGGCGACCAAGTTCTTGAATGTGACCATTGGTTGCCTTGGTGTAATCATTCATTGCCGTTGTGTTGATATTGATTTCATCGGTCAATTTATTGATGGCAAGCCAAGTGACACCTGCGGCAGCAGCAAAGGCAGTCAAACCTGCGGCGGCAGCAAATGCCGAAGTTCCGCCGGTTGCGAAAGCGGTAGCGGTGCCTGCGGCGGTGCCTGCGACGGCCTGACGCTTGAACTGAGCAGTAAGCAGAGCAAGTGCGCTAGTGACCGCGACGATGCCTGCATAGACTTTAGTTCCGACGAATATGCCTGTGAGGATTCCTGCAAAGACTTTGAATGTGGTCAGGTTGTCAGAGATTGTTTTGAACAACGAAGCAAATGCCTTAGCAGCGCCAATGGCAAATTTGATGACATCGCCTAAAGTCTTGGCAATCTGATCCTTGTTGTTGGCGATGAATTGTTCAAAGACAGGAATGAGTTGCGTCTGAAATACCTGCGCCAAATCTTCAAGAACAGGAATAAGAGCATAACCAAGAGTTTCTAAAGCCTCGCCAAATGCGATGCGGATGGCAGTCATTCTGCCTTCAAATGTTTGTGCGCGAGTTGATGCTGCGCCTGCAAATGTCTTGCTTAGTTCTTGAAGAGCGCCATTAAGGTCTTTGCTCTTTTTGATGTCAGCAGAGAGTGGAATGCCAAGTTTTGTCAGGGCGCCAATGTTCCCACCGACGGCTTTGGCAAGTGCCAAGGAAACTGTCTGCAAATCTTTTTGAGTTCCCGCCGAAATATCAAGAGCAAGATTCTGAAGGCTTTGAGCTTGCGCAACATCCTTGGTCGCATTCACAAGGGTTGCAAGTGATGGCCTCAACTCATCATCGGTGACGGCGACGGCTTTTTGTTGCGCCGAAATATAATCCTCGACTGAAGCGATGGCGGCTTCATTGGCCCCTGTCGTGTTGCGAAGGGCATTGGCAAGAAGTGCCTGTGATTTCTGATCCGCGATAGCGGCCTGCACTCCATCAACGGCGAGTTTAGTTGCCAGCGCTGCCGCTGCGACAGTGGCGGCGCCGAAGGCTTTGGCTATCTTCTTGGCAGAATTGGTGAAGGTTGCTTCTAATTTCTTGAGATCATTGAGGGCTTGCTTCGAGCCTTTGTCATTATAGACCGTGACAATGCGTTCAATAATTGCCATCGGTTATCCCTCTCTCCTGCTCAAATTTTCATCCATTCGAGTCTGTGCTTTAGATTCAGCGTTCTTGACCGCTTCAAAGATAGCACGCTGCGCAGATTTCTTGTTGTCATCAACTGCGCGAATAAGAGCGCGACCTTTATCTTGACCAAGACCTTTGGAAGTTGGAAGAACGCCATAGTATTTCTCAACTGCTTGAATGAAATCTTGTGATGCGGTTGGATTTGTAGAACGCGAAGCGCGAGTTCTTGCGCGACTTGCTTTGCTTCCGCGACCGGCAGTTTCAAAGATGGCACCTGCCGCGTCACGCTGAATGACTCCATACGAATTGCGGAAACCTGTTGAACTTGATTTTGATGTTGGTGTTGTCGCCTTGATTCCTGCCTTGGCTTTGGCAGCATCGAATCTCTTGAACATTCCGCGACCTTGGCCTTGTTGCAAAGGCCCTATGAGGCTTGCGTTTTTGTTCTCTCTTGCCCATCCTGATGGATGAATGTCAAATGGAATGTGACCACGAGCTTCTTCTACAACTTTGCTCAAGATTCCTTTGACCTCGCGGTCAAGTTGCTTCTTGAGATCAGGCGCGAAACGCTCAATAGCAGAGATTGTGTTATTCAATCCCTGAATTGAAATCCGATAATTCGGTGAGTCCATTACTTGTTCCGCGCCTTTGCTCGATCTTTGACATAAGCAAACATTGCTTCCAAGATGCCGTCAGGCGCATCAACTAATGCGACCGGCGAAATTCCCGTCTCCACAGAGAGAGCTGCTATTGAAAAAATCAGACTGTCTCTGTGGATTCGGAAGAAGGGTCAGTGACCAGCGAAACTTCTTCAAGAGTATCAAGGAAGTCGGAGCCAAAAGGCTTGACGACACGACCATTGTGTTTCATCGCAGACCAAGCAAGGAAGTAGATATGTTCCAATTTCTGCTCTTCTGCAATAAGTTTAGCCAAGCCCTTATTGTATTTCGTTTCAAATTCGACAATGATTCTTGGGCGCAACGAATAAGTTGCATCCATTCCATCAGTTGTCTTAACACGGATTTTCAGTCCGTCCATTTTTCCCCCTTATAGTTTTAGGATGTTGATTTTGTGATGGCACCCGAAATCGGCCAAGTGACACTCGCAGTGGCTAATTCTCCCACGGCACCATTGAGCGGTGTCCATTCAGAGATAAGCACTGAGAAGGTGTATTTGGGATTTGTGGCGCTGACTGTGGTGTTCACAGGTCGAACCTCACAGGCGATTGCGGTTCCGAGCAACGGATAAATCGTAGATTCAACCGAGCCTGAAGCGTAGTCCTGATGAAATTCAAAGCTGACAGAATTGTCTGCCAAGCCCGCCACTCTCTTCTTTGCCGTATCCCCGAACGCCGTCGTTTCAACGATGTCGTAAGTGGTGTTGAGTGACACGCTCGCAATGTGATCCGACAAGTCGGTTGATGCGAATGTCACATAGGCATTAGTGAGAACGAGTCTAGCCACTACGCAGTCGCCTTCGTGATTGCTCCGCTAACAGGCCAAGTCACCGATGCAGTTGCGAGTTCGCCGACTGCGCCGTTGAGTGGTGTCCACTCTGAGACGAGAACTGTTGAAGTGTATGAAGGGTTTGTTGCGCTTGTGGTTGATCCATTTGGCTTCACAACAACCGTTGTGGTGCTACCGAGTAATGGATAAACAGTTGCTTCGATTGAACTTGAAGCATAGTCCTGATGAAATTCAAGACTGATGGAGTTGTCTGCGAGGCCACCGATGCGGGTGCGTGCGCCGGTTGTTCCGAATGCAGTGGTTTCAACAACATCAATGGATGAGTTGAGGGTTACTGATGCCACATGGTCGCTGACATCAACAGAGTTGATGGTGACATAGGCATTTGTGAGGACAATGCGTGCCATTAGTTTTTGGCTCCTTCTTGTGCTGGTTTGATTGTTGGTTTGCTTGCTTCAAGATGACCGCCGACAATGAGAGCATCAATGTTTGCGCCTGCATCTTCGAGTTCTTTCAAGGTAAGAATCTCACCTTGCTTCTTTCCACAGACCTCGCGGTCTGAGATGACCTTGTAAGTCATAACTTCTCCTATCCCCAGAGCGTTAGTCTGTATCTGTAAGAGAGAAAAGTGACGCCTTGTGAATCATAAGTGCCTGCTTCAGCTCCTGTGACTCGCAATGTGTTCACTGCTCCCGACAAAGTGCGATCACTTTCAAGCGCGGCCTTGATAGAACTAGCACCTGACCCTGCAAGGTAGGCATCTAATTTGTCTTGTCCTGAGCGTTCTGAAAAGCGTTGCACAATCACAAGGACATCAACTTGCGCTTGGTCAAGACCGCGAGCGTTGTCAATATCGAATGTGAAATCTAGTTGACCGACAACTGCGGCAGGTGGAACGACAGTATCGGGAATCAAGTCGTAAGCGCGAAGACCTGTAATGGTCTGAAGATTTTGTTTGAGTCGATCACGAACAGTGCTTGGATTCATACTGCAAGACCATTGTTTCGTTTCATTGGGCGAAGTAACGCCTCAACATCAGGATCAAGTTTAGAAGCCAAGCGAACTGTGCCGAGTTCAGGCGTTCCTGCAATACCGAATGGCGATTGTTTGCGAACAAAGAGACGAGAAGATTGAATGATGCAGGCTTGATTCACTTCTGATGGAACTGCCGACCATCCCCACACGCCTGTCACCTTGACTGCCTGTGGTAAGTAATAAGGAAAGACATAAGCGCCTGTTGCCAAGAGTCGTGTATAAGGCCAACTGCGACGAGGATTATTGATTGGCTCAGTCATAAAGTCAGAAGTTGACCATACTGTTGACCAAGTCTGATTGAAGTTGTCATCGGTGGCAATGCCGGTGATGGAAGTAAAATCATCAACGGCAAGACTCCAAGGATTTTGTGCGGTGTAATATCGAACGACAGGGCTTTGGCTTGTGCCATCAGCATAGAAGAAGCGACCGCAATAGTCGTCAATCATTCTGCTCGTGGCAGTGATAGAGATTTCAAGCAGAGCATCATCGCTTGTATCAGTTATCGCTAGAGATGACTTTACTTCCGCGAGAGTTGCGTAGCCGTTGGTGATTGCCACTTGTTGTCCTCTTCTTTGGTTTCGATTGAACTGCTCTCTCTAATTTAGGAGTAGCAGTTGCAGTTTCCTTGCGCTTTAGTCGCGCCATGAGTCGTGATGTTCCTCTTTGAGCCAATAAGACTTTTGATGAGGCAAGATTGCGGCGGTATTGACATAGATTGGAAAGCCAAGAGATTTGATTCTTCGACAGAAAAGTAAGTCCTCGCCTATCCATTCGCCCTTGACAGGGCCATCCCAAAACCAGCACCAATCCTTGCCTTGATTAGGATCAGCGTTGTCGCGTATAGCTTCAAGAACGCTTCGATGAACCATCAAGCATCCTGTGCCTGCGGCGTCAATCTCAAAGACTGAGTTCTTGTCATATTTGTAAAGCGGAAGAAATCCATTGGGTGAGTCTTGAAAGATTGCGGGAACAGGCTT